TAGGTCGTTTCATTGTAAGCCCATTTTTGATTACTAATTGCTCACCCATTTGAAGAAGTTTATTGTTACAATCTGCCCCCCAATAGTGCATTGATTTAAGATAACGAATAAAGTGCAATCCCCCTCTGAGACTACCACATCCTATGTCAAGCAAGTAATGTTCTGGTTTCAGTCCGTGCTCAACCATAAAATCAAATTGTAACTTCCCGATTTCATTCCATTTACCACCTATGGCATATTTATACCATAATGGGTTGAGTCTTGACTTTGCTATTCTTCTTAACAATTCCATTTAACCTATTCCTTCCATACAGGGAACGACTACACACCTGCAATTGATTTCACCGGGATATTGCTCGCCTGTGCCTGAGAACGTCCCGTCTCGACCGATACATCCGTCATCCTGATTCATTATGTGAGTATCTCTAACTAATTCATCGCCTGCTGTAACCCATTCTTTCTTTTCAATTCCAGCCTGTCTCATACTTTCAAGATGTCCAAAGTTGTTCGCCGTGTTGACTTCCGTCCTTGCTATTCTCATACTTCTGGACTTCCCAAACTGTTCATACTTATCTGTGATTCTCTGTGATAGTTCTGCTATACTTTCACCGTTATTGATTCCCTCCTGCAAGATTCCTGTAACATCTTTGAATATATCGTCACTTGTCTTTGATAGCAGGTTCTCTCTAATCTTGAAGAATTCAGAAATATGCGGACTGGTTAAGTCAAACGAGATTCCCAAACCAAAATCTTCTATCAATGTCTCCGCACCGTTACTAACGTCTATTCTTAGCAATGGTAACAATAAAGCCCATAACTTCTTAGTTTGCTCATCCCGTGCGTACATAAAGAATTCTATTTGTTTATTCGGGTATGACTTCCCATATTTCCTAATATTTCTTAATATGATTTCTTTCTGTGCCTTGAAATAATCTTGTAACTTACTAACCATTAACCTTTCTTCACCTATTGTGCGTCTGATATAAGCCTTCCAATATTTAAGTTTGAATTCCTTTGTGCTCTTAGTTACAACGCTAATAGCCTTAGCAGGCTCAGGATCAGGAGCAGAACCTAAAGGCATCATATTAAATGGCATTAAAGGTCTATCACCCCAATTAACAGGTTCTTGTCCTCTCTTCTTGCGAACTTCATTTATAATTATCACACCATTTTTCAAATCCTGTGCTTCCTGCTTGAGTCCGAATTCCCTGTCTTCCGGGACTACATTGTCGCTCTTGACTATCAACCTTGAGTCGTATTTCTGTGCTAACTGCGTCAAGAAAGCATCTCTCATTGTAAGTCGTGGCGTTATGGTATCTTGCTGAAATGAATGCTCTAAAGCATAAGCATTAGCAAGGTTAACCTTATCTACTATCCCTAACTTAAACAGAGGCACTCCAAAGATTGAACTTATTGTTTCCCTTGCGTCCTTTAATGAGGCTACATATTCAAGGTCTTTAGGTGTTATCGCTATAGTCTGGTATTTCATTCCCTTGCCTAATATCCCAATTTCACCGACCTTGTCAATTCCACTATATTTCTTTTTCCATCTTATCTGTGTTCGTTCTGCCTCAGCATCAGAAACAGATTCATCTGAACTTAATAGTCCATCTGGTCTTGCACGATTAGCCAAAAGACTTAACTGGAATTGCTCCATATATTCTTTGATATTGATTTGCTTACGTGCTGCCTCCAGCGGACCCATACCAAGATAAGGGTTGCTGAGATTCGGATATTTCAAATGAGTTATCTCTTGTGATGTATACGTATGTATTTGTCCACCGTGATTGTAATCGTATAACAGTTCACCCTTCTCTATTTTCATACGGACATTTTGAGTTGGTAGGATATTCAATTCCATAGGTCTACCAAATGCGTTCAATGGTGTATAGATAAAACAATTCCCTGTCGCTTCTAAATAACCTGTTATTAAATACTTGATTTCCCATTCAAGAAAGTATTGATTTGGTTTCTTCCACAAGCTATACCATTGATGGTCTTCTATCTTCCTATCACCATTCTTGGAAGGTAGGTATAGATAAGATGGAACTTTACTAATATTCTCTTCAAGACATTGAATGCAAGCATATACCCATCCTAAATTACTTTTCACCATCGAGGCATAATCACCTTGCTTCACCTTGTCGAACTTATCCCAGAATGGCTGAGATATAAAGTTAAGCAATCCCTTCTCTCTGATGTTTAGAAATCTTCTAACCCTTTTTCTTATTCCATTTAGCATAATTTGTCCTTTACCAAAAAATATTAAGTTTGGCTAATCTTGGTTTAGGTGGTTTTGGTTTGGGTGTGACAGGTGCTAATTTTATCTTGACTTCCTTATTCCCAGACAAATCATTTTGCACTTCAATCCAACTTTTTGGGTCTATAGTATGTATTATTATCTTAGGCGCTTTTACTAAAGGGAGCATAGCGAAAAATTCTTTGAATTGTTCACCGTTTATATGTATTTCTACATTTTCCATTCTTAACCTCCTTTAATAAAATTGCATTGCACCGCTATAATAACCGACTACTCCATAGCGTAAGTCATCACAACTGTCATCATTGAGTTTGATAGTCTCCTCTTTGATATTCCCGTCCTTGTCCTCTAAAAATATATAGTTATTGACTTCCTTCCAACCCTGTGGGCACATATCTTCATCTATGACTATCTTATGCAGTCGAACCTTATCAATACCAGCCTTTTTGCTGCCTTTGCCTTTCTTTGACGCCTTTACATAGAACCCTAAATCCTGTAACATTGCAATCTTTTCGGGGTCTTCACAATCTGCTGTGATAATTATGTTAGCCTTATCAATACCGTGCTTAGCAAACTTCTCCTCAACCATAGGTGCAAGGTCTTCTATATGCAAGTGTCGTTTGTGTATTTCCTCGACCATATAAACATCATTGTCTACATCACCATATAAGTGGAATGACAAGGGGTGATTCCAGCCAAAGTCAAGTCCACAGAACCAGCCATTAACTTTCTTATTCTCTATCGTGCCTCTCTCGACCCGTTCCCATACCGTTTGACGTCTTACATTGATACCCCATTTCCCTTTGGCAAATCTCAGGTATAACCCGTTGTCAAGTTCTTTAAGGTCGTATAACTCTTCTTTTATGTCATCTGGAAGTAGTGGGTTATCTTCAATGTCAAAATGTACCTTGCGAGCCGTTCCCTTTGCCTTCTGTCTGTCAAACTGCTTATATATCCAATGTTCACTTGTCTCAGGTGAGTTAAATGTAAAATAAAACTTGTGTAAACCTTGTAATCTCACCGCTGGGTGTATAGAGTCGAAGTCTTTTTTGGTCGCTTCCGTTGCTTCCTCGAACCATATACCGTTCAAGTCTAATGATTTTAACCGCTCATTCCGACCCTCTGAGACATATAAAGGCAAGAAATAGACTATAGAACCATTGATAAACTGAAAGTAATGGTCTGCAACGTGTGGTGTGCCGGCTATACCCAATTCGTTAATAACATCCATTACATCTTTCATTGCTGTTATCCTGAGTGAAGGCATAGTCTTGCGAGTTACAAGAAAACTAATACCTGGATTCTCCCAACAATGTAATACTACACATCTTGCAACTGTCTTAGACTTGCCTCCTCCTCGACCTCCATAGGCATAGATATACTTCTCTGAACGCCCGTATACTTCTGGATGCACCATCTGCAAATCTATATTATGTTGATTTCTTACTATCGTTTCCATTCTTCTCAATAGGTTTAATGGTTATGCTCGCCTGTACTTCCATCCCCTGTGGAGGGGTCAATGTTAGATTCTTTGGTAATAATGGCATACCGAATCGGGAATAACAGTTAAGCGGGGACTTATCAAATGCTTTCTGTAATGCTTCTTTGAACTTCTTAAGGTTCTTTTCCTTCTCAAACATATCCTGTATAGCATTGATACAGGCAGTTAACCCATTATGGTTCGGAGTCCCTTTGGGACGCCCTTTATTTGTAAGATTAGCAAGACTTTTAGGGTTCATTTTTCAATATTTTTCTATTTTTAATAGATTCCAACATTATTTCACAATCACAATCTTAACAACGTCATCGCCTTCTAATCCAGAAAGCGATTTCATTAAATTCTTCTGTTCCTCAATACCACCTACTGCATCAATGGTAAGTCTTATCTGAGCAATACCATCAGCCAAAGATTTTTTATTGAATTGTTTTATCAGTCCGTCAAATGCTACCTTCACTCTGAAGTCAAACCTCCCTCTCGGTCTATTTTCTCGACTTCTTTTCTCCCGCTACATAGCTCACCATCATATTAAATTCTTAAACTTGGTTGGAAGGGTTTATCTATCTTTGCATTTTTAACACGATTTTCTGATTTTCCCAACGGTTTCCATTCTTTACAAAACCCGCATTGTTTCATAATCTAATTATAATATAATACTTAGCATTTGTCATCCTATTTTTTTACTGTCTACTTTTCGAAATGGGAAAACAAGGCGGAAAGCCTTGCTATTATTGAATTTATTGAATTTTGGGAATTG